TTTCTTATATATACTTTTTTTCTTTTTAAGTTTAAGTAATATATCATCTGTTCCATCTGTTCTATAAAGGGAAAACACAAGTATTTTCAAGGGTTTCCACGGTCACAGATCATTCATTGCATCTGTTCCAATATCCGTTCCAACCACAACCGCTGAAGTGTTTTGGCGGGGGCGTTTTCTTGAAAGTTAATTTTCAAATTCCGAAGGAAGGCTGTCAAAAATGTAAACCCCCAACAGGACAAGCGCCGGATCAACTTCAAACTGTTTTATGGTAAAAGACACAAGAAAAAAGATGAATGCCTTGATCATCAATTTCTTCACCGGTATTCCCTCCCGGTCTTTTTGTCCTTCAGTTCAACCCGGTTCAGAAGTTCAAACCCGGCCAAGCGGATAATGTACTTCAGAACAAAGATTAGGGTATTCAGGCGCTTTTGCTGTTCATCTTCTTCCCGAATGATAGGCTTCAGCCCTTCATAAGCCGTAGGGTCAGCATACCCTTCTTTGTTCTGCCAAGGTTTAGTTCCCACGATCCTTCAACCTCCCATCTGAAACAATAGTGATCCCGGTTTCTTCCTTCAGGGTTTTGTGAATATCTTCAAGGGACACATAACCTTTTTCAAAGCTATCATACAGTTCAAGAACAGCATCCGTGAACCGTTCACACCGAACCGGGCCGAAACCAAACTTATCATGAAGGATCATCACCGGCAATCCCAACATCAGAAGGAAGGCTTTGTTGGCCGCATCCTTGGAAGCGTCCTGTTTGATCTTCTCAACATCCGCCGCTTTGATATTCACCACGGGTTCTTTTTTAACCGGAAGCCCCGCTTTCTTGGCTTTCCGCCGTTCAGCCCTGTTCATGGTATTCACTCCAAATATCATCAAAGCAAACCGGGATCATGGAATGAACTTTATCCAGAAGGATCAGGGCCACTTCCCGCATCTGCGGGTGTGCGGCGGGGGAACAGCGTAACTTCAGGAAGTGCCGCCACTCCCGAATGTCAGCGGTCATAACCACTTCCGTTTTCAAGCTGTTGGGTAGAACAGAACGGGCTTCTTGCGGGGTAAGACGCTTTGTGTTTCCATTCAACAGCCTGAAATAATAGGCTTCTGCCATTTCACACGCATCCCGCCATACAACATAGCTCCCAGTTCCATCTTCCAAAAAGCAAGGCTTGATCACGGTGATTTCAGAACCAAAGCCTTCCTTGCTGTAATTGCAATAGCGGGTAGATTCTTGGCAATATGCCGCCAGCCGGTGCCGAACAATTTCATGGGAAACCCCACGATCACAGATGAACTTCACCGTAAAGGAACAGTGTTCCAGAACTGCTTCATGGCCCCGCTTGATGATCCCGGCCACAAATGCCGGGGCGCTGGTGTCGGTGATCTTGGCTTCAGACTTATAGCAAACCCGCCCACACTGTTCAAGGCGCTTCAGGATTGCGGCCCCATCAATCGGGGTGATAAATTCCACATCAGCATTGATAATTTTCATTCTTCTTCATCTTCCACACAGTCAAAGGGGTAAAAATTATCTTCAACCCCATTGTTTTTATGAACACATTCATCACAAGGGGGTTCATCCCCGAACTTGTCACGGTGCTTACAACGGCGGCACGGTTCCAAATTCCGTTTCAGTTTTGGAACCGGTGGATTTTCGCTTTTGTCGATCCGGGTTGGTATGTCCTGAAGTTCCGGGTGTTTGATTTCCATGTAAAGGGCAAACAGGATGTTCCAAGCCGCCGCCCGAAGGTGGGGTTCATCCTTCATGCCCATCATGTACTTGGCAAGGTGGCGGAAGGCCGAATCAATCAGGCTGTGAATAGGAATGCCCTTTTCACAGTTGCGTTCCCCGTACTTCAGCGCCCCTTCTTCACAATGCTTGGAAACTTCCACAAGGGCTTCCCACGGCAATAAATCCATGCGGCCTTTGCCGGTGTGCATATCCCGAACCGCCCCGGTATCAAACCGGGTTCGCTCTCTACTATCTTTGATTCCCATTTCAATCATCCTTTCAGTTGAACCATTTGATCACAGGATCACCGGTGAAGCCTTTTTCCCACACATACCACGCATACGCTATGGCCGAATCCGGGAACCGTTCAAAATCACCATTCTTGGCACAAGAAAGCCGTGAACGGGATATGTAAACGGTTCGGGGGGGGGTGTCTTTGAAAAAGGCTCCCCGTTTTTGTCCCTCCAAGAACTGTACCTTCAGGAACATTGCCACTTTCCCACCGGGCCTGATACTTTCAAGCGCCCGTTGAACAAATTCAAGCCCAACGGAATACGGCGGATTTGTAATAATATCCCCTTCAAAGCCATCCAAGGTTTCTTTTAGGAAGTCCAGCGGTTCAGGATCACCAAACCCACGGTAAACAAGATCGGTGCTGATCACCTCATAGCCGTGGGCCTGAAGAACCTTTGATATGTGGCCTTCACCGCAAGCCGGTTCCCAAATTACCGGGGCAAATTGTTCCAGTTCCAACAGCATTTCCACGGCTTTTGGATCGGTGGCGTAATAATCAAAGGCTTCCCGATTTTCAAGCGCATGGTTTGAACTTCCAAGGGTTGTGAATACTTTTTTAGAACCGGCCATTATGAATCACCACCTTTTTCTTCAACAAAAATTCTGGTTTTCTTTCCACGGATATACCTTGCATCAGTGGTCAGCCCACAGCGTTTGGTGATTTGCCGTGAAAATTCAATGTTGGAAAGGGCTTGGAAGTTATTAGAAATACAGTATTCCTTATACTTCCGATAAACGGTGGCCGTTGCTTCATTGATAATTCCATCAAGGCCAATTTCATTGATAAAGCCAATGATGGGGTTGTTGTTCTGTTCATATTCGTCAAGCTGTCCCTGAACTCTGCTGGAAGTGGTGAATTGGGCATTCATCAGAACCCGGCGCAAGGCTTTCAGGCCCAACAAAATCAGATATTCCATTGAACTTTGTTCGCACAATTCATCCTTGATGAACGGGCGGAAATCAGGATCATTTGGGGTAAACTTGGCATCAAATGGGACGATCACCAGCCGCCTTTGAACGGCTCCGGTCTTATCCTTCATGCGGGGGATGTTGTTGGCGCTGAACAGGAATTTGGCATAGTTGTTGAATTCAAAAGGGTCTTGGCCTTTGCGCTCTACATTCACCCGGTCACCGGTCACCAGCTTCTTGAACACAGAAGCATTGGCAATGAATTCATCCCCAATATCATCACCAATGTTCGCCAGCTTTCCGAAAAGTTCAGCGGTTTTGAACCTGTCCCCAAGTTCCTTCAGGTCAAGTGAAGCAATATTCCGATCCCCCAACATATTCTTGACCACATGAAGGAAGGTTGATTTGCCGTTGCTCTTGTCACCAATCAGGATGAAGGCTTTGCCAAGTTCATTGCGCCGGTAAAGGCAATAACCAACCATTTCTTCCAGCAAAGCCCGAACTTCAGGATCATTACAGGCAAGCCGGTTCAAAGTGTAATCCAGAAGTTCATTATGTGCGGCTGGGTTGTAAGGCCAAGGAATCTTATTGGTGATCACAATATCCGGTGTGAACTCGCTGAAAGAATCATCACGGATATTGTAAAGGCCGTTGCTGAAGGCAATCACATTGGGGTTGGTGGCTCTGGTTTCTCCCTCTGTCTGGAACATTACTTCCAAATAGGACAACACTTCTGACCGGTGCGCCCGTTTCAGGTTGGGAATGTGCTTGATCATTTGGGCTTCAATTTCCATAGCGCCGGGAACATAGATACCATCCCGGTAAATGTGAAGCTGGTTATTGATCTTTACAATGTGATTATTGTTCTTCAGATACACCGCAAACTTATCAAACAGAAAGGTTTTATCCTTGAAGAAGATAGGTTTCTTGAATGCTTCATCCCGAAGGATGGTTTCAAGTTCCCGATCCGGCAAAGGATCATCAAGGATATACCGGTTGATCATGCGGATGGTTTCACGGGCTTCTTCTTTGGTGAAGTCCTCGCTTTGAAGTGTCAGAATATAGTTGAACAGGGCTTGGTTCCGTCCGTCCCCGGCTCTCATATCCAAGAACTTCATGCTGGTTTTTACCGGGGTAAGCCACTTGGGAAGGTCTTGAATATCATCTTCCGGGCAATCCAAAAGAACTTCCCGATCAACCCCATTGAAGCGCATAATGGCATAACTGTTGTTCCGGCCAACCTTGGCATCTGTTTCAATACCAAGCGCCAAGGTTTGCTTTGTCCAGCTTTTTTCCACATACCCTTCCGGGTTTCTGAAATAGAAGTGCTTTCCCCGTGTGGTCTTATACACCCGGCATTTCAGGCCCAAATCCTGAACAATCTGGAAAAGAAGATCACTGGTTTCCGCATCATCCACATCAATCAGAATTGTTTCTTCTCCAAGAATCCCGGCGTATTCGTCAAGGTCTTGAACATCTTCAAGGCGGTTCAATCTTTTCCGCCCTTTGAATTTTTCAAGGCATTGTTTGTCCTTTGTCGGTACATATCCCCGAAAAAGTTGCATGGTTCAGATCCCTCCCCCTTCTCGTTTAACTCCGAAATCAGACAACCGGCCCCAAGCCGTATCAATGTAATACTGTTTATCCAGTTCATCAGGAATGGGAATGTTGGTCACATCATCATTGATGAAGAAACAATGTTCCGGGGTATTGGCGAACTGTTCAGGGTTCTTTTCTCTCCCTTTGACCATCTTCCCGGAAACTTTGAACAAGCCACCTTTGGAACGATCCTTGGAAGCAAAAACCCTGAAGGTTTTATCCGTCTGTACTTCTCCACCACTGAACTTTTTCACAATCTTTGAACGGCCTTTTTCATCCCTGATTTTTTCCAAGGTGATAATTGGGGAATAGAGGGCGTATCTGTATTTACTGGAAACCTTTACAACCTTTTGAAAGTCCCGAAGGGAATCACACTGTTCAATAGTTTCTTCCGGCTTGGTGCCATATAGAAAGAAGTTGATAATGGCCTGATTGACAATGGGAAGATCATAGTCCAGATCAGAAAGTTTCTTCACATAGGCCCCTTTACATTTCCACCGGGGCTTTCCCTTTTCGTCCCGTAACGGGCCAGCGGGGACAATCAGGTAATTGTTCACATCCTTCTGAAACACCTTTTGGAATTCATCAAATTCCAGCCGCATACCAGTTCTTTCTTCCCACTCCCAACAAATATCATCAACCAAATCAAAATCTTCATATTGGCGCAATTTGATCAAGATACCATCGGTGTTGCTCTGGATAATGTCACAGTGATCTTCCAACCGTTCAATCAAATCCAGAAGAAGAAGTTGACCACCAACACACACATTATTTGCTTGCCGGGGATCATACATGGCATTGTGGCGATCCTTCATAGCCCCATAGGTGCTATTCAGAACGATCTTGTAAGGCTGTTGCATGGGGTTCTTTTCTGCCTTCAGCTTCAGGCGGGTGTGGTAAATTTCATCATACTTGGCCGGGTCTGCAACATTCCGGCTGATCCATCCATACCGAAGCATCAAAGAAGGATAATAGGAAGCCACATCAACATTGACATACCAGCCTTCCCCAAAGTATTTGGGGGTTGCTCCATGAAGCCCACCCCAAGCAAACACATGGGGAACCCCGGCCACTTCAATTTCAAGGGATTTGGAATAGTCCCGGTTCAAGGGGTTTTTGTACCAGTTCAAAACCTCTGTATAGCGTTCAATCCGCAAGGTTTCCGGGAACTGGATTTCAAATTCATCATTATGATCCCGTTGAACCGCTCCAAGGATTTTGGCGGAAAGCTGGGCCTTTGTCCGTCCAATATCGGAAATGGGAAGGTTAAAGGCTTTCACCAGTGACATTTGGGCATCAAATTCATCTTCTTTACGCCGCAACCATACTTCCACAGTTTCTTCCACATCATGGCGGCAATATTTGACCGTTTCAGCCAATTCTTCTTCCGTCAATGGACGGTCAATGTCGAAGGGAACCGTGGTTTCTTTGATGGAATGCCCCATGAAGGCTTCCAGCGCCTTCAGGCTAATGGGTGGGTTCGGCATCACATCATAGTTGATCAAGGGGTAATTTCTAAACAGGCTGGAAAACCTATAACCGGGCTTATCCTGAAGGATGATCCAATCATTCACCTGTTTGGGATTGAACCCGCACAAGATACCCTTCAAAATGTACTGATCATAGTTCCGGCTGTTATATCCGGCCCAAATGGTGCCTTTTTGCTTCTCATAGAAGCGGCTCAATTTTTCAGGGTCATTGATGATCACGGTTTCTTCTTTGGCGTTCAGGTCTATCAGCACCACCAGCCAATCATAAGCGAACACCTCGAAATCATAAAAGATCATCTTTTCACCCACTTTCTAAATGTACTTTCGGTGAATCAGTAGAAACAGCCCCGCCACGGGAAGGCTTCACCTTGGGGCCAACCGGGGCAAGCGCCCCGGCCTTGAAAATTAAGGTTCAAACCGTTGTATATGTAGACTATTTGCCTACAATTATTGTAAAAAATATTGCGCCGGTTTTCAATCCTCAACTTCAAAAACTTCATCAATGCTGATGGAATTGAAACGGGAATCGTCATAATCCACCGCATATTCCAGCTTGCCATCAATGGCTTCCGCAATGTCAAGGACAAGCTGGGCAAACTGCTTGTAGCTGGTGAAGCTGACGGGAATGCCGGAATCCAGCTTGTCAAGGAAACCGATAGCGGAAGCGATCATGTTCTTGTCATTCTTGGTGCCATACAGAACCCGGTTCATGAAAAGACGCTGGTTCTTATACTCGCCGGACAGAATCTTAAAGGACACGGCCAGCATGGGGCGGTTGGGGTCTGCCTTGGTTCCCTTGATTTCCATGCTCTCCACACGGGCTTCATACTTACCAGCGGGAATGGTGGGGAAATCCCCGCCGCCGTTCTTCTTGGCTTCCTCCACATCGGCCTGAAGGCCCTTCAGATCAACAGTACGATCAATCTTATCAAAGTCGATAGCCATAATAAACTTCCTCCTAAATGTATTTTAGATATGCTTCAGAATGTCGAACAGGCCGGTAATTGCTTTGGCGGTCTGCTCCGCTTTCTTCATTTTGGCCTGTTCCTCGTCAGTAGGGGTGAACCCCTCCACCGGCTTGAACAGATCATCTGTCAGAATGGTGTCAAACAGGTGATCCGTGGCCGCTTCTGCCATAATGTCGAAGAAATCATCATGCTTTTTGGCATACATGATAATGGCTTCTTTTGCGGCCAGCTTATGAAGGGCGGTCAGGGCTTCCGGCTCAATACCGGGCGGGGGGGGGGATCAGGTTTGCGGCAACGGTGATCTTGCGGAAAAGGCCCCGCTTTTCCATTTCCTCTTTGAACTGCTTCAGGGAATCACACATGGTCTTTACCTCCTAAATCTGATTGGAAATAATTTTTCCGATTTCTTTCACGGAATGGGCGATCTTTTGACGGTTCACCCGGTTCCCTTGAAGAACTTCCATAATAGCGGCGGCTTCTGTCTGAATATCCTGAAAGGCTCTGCGGTTGCTGTCCAAGCTGGATTCAAAGGCAACCAAATCAGTATTTACCTTCCGGCTCGTGTAATCAGCGGCCTTTTCCGCTTGCTCCACATGGGTTCTTAACCATTTTGCGGCATCATAGCTTATGCGATCTTCCACCAGTTCAAGGAAATGGCGGAATTCAAACAGTGTGTGAACTGAACCATCATTCAGACTGATCACACAAGGACAAGGATCAATCTTCATCAAGCATCACGCTTCTTCCGGGTGCGCCGGGTCGGGTTCACATCCATCTTGGGTGCGGCTTCCTCCACCTTGGGACGATCCCACAGGGGGCAAGCATCGGGGCCACCTTCCTTGTGGCAACAATGGGCGGCATCAATGTTGGGGCAAAGGGGGATTTCCGGGTTGTCCCGGTTCTGCTGGAAAATCCGGTCACCATCCGGGCATTTGGGAAGGGTGCTGGTGTCGGGTTCCGTCTGCTCCACAGGGGCGGAATTATCCACTTCACCGCCGCCCGGTGTAAATGTACCATTGGGATCATCAACCGCTTCAGGATCAGGGGCCGGGGCTTCTTCTGCTTTGGGCTTTCTTCCCCGTCTGCTGGGCCGCTGTTCGCCGCTGTCAGCCGTTTCAGGTGCCGGGGTTGCCGGGGTATTGCCGCCGTGTTTCATGGCTCCTGCGGCCCTCTGGTTGGCTTCCTCATAGACTTCACAGAAGGCTTCATAATCCAGCGGGATTTCCTTGTTGTGAACGGTCAGCCGCCCACCGCCAAAGATCACTTCAGAAGTCTTGAAGGAAAGCACCCGGTCATTATCATCCGCCACGATACGGGCCACAAGGTCAACCATACCGGCAACCTTATTGGCAACCTTTTCCCGAAGGTTCGGGCGAATGGAACTGATTTTATCACCGCTCTTGCGGGTCAAATCCCGGCTTCTGTCCTCATGGCTGATCAGGATGATGTTTTCATAGTCCAGACTGACCAGCCGCTTGATGGTGTTCAGGAACTCGGAAGTAACCATGTCCCACGCCCGGAAGGAATCATCACTTTCATGCTTCCAGCCCTGCCGATCACAGATATACACCCGGCAAGCCTCATAGGTATCTTCCAGAAGGTCAACCACAATGGTTTTGAAGTCGTTCTGTTTCTTCTCCAACTCGGCCACGGCATCAGCAAAGACTTCCCAAGCCAAGTACCGCTTGGTCAACCGGCCTTCTACCGTCACGGTGTCCCGAACGGCGATATAGGGGGCATCCACAAACTTGATGTTGCCATCCGTGTTCAGCATCAGGGGATCAGGAAATTGATTGGCAAAGAAGGTCTTGCCGCTGAAGGGTGCGCCATAAAGCCATACAACCTTCTTTTTGGTGGCGTTCAGGTTGCGCCGTTCATTTTTGGGGAGTAACATATAGTTCCATCCTTTCTCACAGTATTCTTGATATTCACACCAACCGCAAAAGTGGTTAGGGTTCTTGGGGAAATCGGCGGCTTCAACCATGTGCTTCACATCGGTTAAAAAGCCAATGATTTTCATGGGGTCATACTGAACAGGCATCAAATACGGTTCAGCTTCTTTCAAAGCGTCCTGCAATCTATCCCGAAATTGCATCAGGGTTTCCGTTTTCTTCTGCCTGATCTTCACCTTGGGGACAATCAGGAAATACATATTCCTGATCCGGTGGCCGGGGTGGGTCAGTTCATACCAATACTTGTATTCGTGAAGCTGACCGGAAACGGAATAGCTTTTTCCGTTATTGGAATACTTGAAGTCATACAGATCAAATACTTGAACATTTCCACCCCACCGGTTATCAGGATGTTCCGGGGACATCCATCCAACCGGAAGCAAGTAATCCATGAACCCGGTGAAATCAGAATCCCCAATAGGAAGTTCAAAAGTGCCGCCCGGTGGCAACAGGGCCTTTGCCTTTGGGATCATGGCTTCCAGCTTCATCATTTCATGAATGTGATCATCCGTCAGAATGGGGAAGCTGGATTGGTAGAAGGCAAGAGCCTGTTCAACCCCTTCTTCAATACCGGTATGAAGTGCGGTGCCAAGAATCAAGGCATTATCCGGTTCAGTGTCCGGGATAGTGTTCAGCCCTTCCACATATCGCAAGCGGTATCGGTATGGGCATTTATTAAAGAGATCAACCCGGCTGTGGGAAACTCGCATTGTTTCACCCCTTTCACAATTTTTTTGAAGGTTTCAAAGCCTTCCGGGTACAGGATGAAGCCAAAGCCACTGGAATTATTGATTTGGGCCAGATTGCGCTTCTGAAGTTCTGAAGGGGTGCCGTTGGTAGCCTTCAGTTCAACTTCAAGGGTGATCCCCTTCACCACAATCTTCATATCAGGAAGGCCGCTTTTCACATACCTTCCGCCGCCCCAACGCTTTTCCCAATACCCACAGGGCGGGGTTCCCATCCGGTCAACCGGTTCTCCCAAGGGGTAAATCCCTTCACTTTCCAGCCATTTTTTCAGGCGGGTTTCAAAGTTCTTTTCACCGGCCACGATTTTTCACCCCCCCCCCGCCGAATCAATCCATGATCCCAAGCGTGTTTTGTGTTTTCTGATATGGTGGCCCACTCCAGCTGGGAAGCTCTGCAATCATGCTTCTTCCCGTGTTTATGGTTCACCACAGGCTTGTTCTCCGGGTTTGGAATAAATGCCAGCGCCACAAGGATATGTAACCGGCAATTCTCACCATCCAGTTTCACCCGAAGATAACCGGAACCATCGTCATAAGGCTTTAACAATTTCCCGGTTTTCACAGAACGAACTTGGGCCAACCGGTTGATTTGATAGTTAGGGTGGCCGGGGCATGGGTGCCATTTAATAATCATTCACGGCTTCACCCCTCCAATATCTTGATCAGGTTGTGAATTCCACGGGCTTGAAGGCCCTGAATCTTTCCGGTGCCAGCGTAAAACTGGAACAGTTTATCATCAGACTTCCGCCAGCAATGGAAATGGCCGGTCTGCTGATTCTTCAACTGATATTCAATCCCGTGGGCTTCAAATTGCTGGATAGCATAAGCGATCCGATCAGGGTTCTTGGAAACCCGTTCTTGGTGGTTCCGGTGGGCGTGTTCCTTCAGGGCATCCCAAAATTCATCCCTTGGCATCATCTTCACCACCCTTCAGGGTGATCTTCACATAACCGGCCTTGGCGCTGGATTTGGAGCATTCCGCCGCAATAGCCGGATATTTCTTCTTCAGCTTGGCGGCATCAATGCTGGTGCTGGTGGTGGGTTCAACCAAAGTCAGGTTCAGAACATCACTTTCAAACTTCTTGATCCCGAACTTCACCATAGCATCATACAAGGCCGCTTTCATGGTCTTTTCCTGCTCCTCAATGGCCTTTTTGTGGGCTGTCAGGGAAGCAATGGCGTTCAGGGTGGCAAGCTGGGATTGCTGGAATTCCTGAAGGCTGGTTTCTTCATCAAAGGTTGCCGTTCCACATTCATTAGGATGTTCCGAACAGGCATCGGGGCAAGTGTGGAAGCTGGGGCATTTATGGCAACACCCATCAAACTTCCCCAAGGGACAGGGGTTTTCACATTTGATCATCGTTTGCACCTTCTTTCAAATAAACATCATGATACTGAAGCCCAAATTCACGGGCTGCTTCATGATCATCAAAGTAAATGTCAATTAGGTTTTCCCCATACTTATCAACCACCCATGAAGAAGTTCTGTCCTGAACTATGTAGGTTCCAACCCCTTCAATTTCCACAACGGTTCCAAAGGGTAGCGGGGAAGCACAGGAAACGCCGGCAACCAGTTCTTCACCGGAAGCGCCATAAACAATTCCATCAGGCCGGTTTTCAGCCCACTTGCCGCAACAGATTTCACAGGAACAATATGCGGTGATCCTGAATTCTCCTAAATATTCCGGTTCCGGCTCCATAGTAACTTCCGGCATGGGGATCACAGATTGGGAAGGCTCTTGGTTCGGCTTCACCGTCACCCCATCAAAGGCAAGTGCCGTAAGCCGCCCAAGAATGAACCCAACCACCAGCCCAAACAGAAGGGCAACGGTGAACATCCGTCTGAACCATCTGTTCCTTTTAGCCTTTTGGGCGGCTATCCTCGTACTTTCCGAACAGTTCATCGTTGTAATCCTTTCTCATTTGCAAAGTGGAAAAAATGCTTTCTTCCACGGTGCCGGGGCAAATCATCCAGTAATAGAAGCACGGGCGTTCCTGCCCCATTCGGTGAATTCGCTTTTGGCTTTGCTCCCACAACTCCCAACTTTCAGGAAGGCTAAAATAAATGATTTTGTTGGCCTTTTGGAAGTTGCCCCCTCTTGCCCCGGCCTGATACTGAATGAAGGTCACAGAATTGGAATGGAAGTTATAGGCCCCCAAATCCTTGACTTCACCAGATTGGATGGATATGGGGCGGTTCATGGCCTTCACAATTCCCTTCATGCGCTCCATTTCTTCTGTGAAGTTATAGAACACAATCAAGCGATCTTCCGTGCTTTCCACCAGTTCCCGAAATGCTTTATACCGGTTCGGGTTATACAGGCCGCAAAGCTGACGGGCATACAAGCGGCGGGTCAAACTGGTATCACCAATCAATTCTCGCTCATAATCGGCATTGGAACCCCAAAAATCTGAATCAAGTTCAAATTCCTGAAGGGTGGCGGTGTTTATGCTGATCACCCGATCATTCCAGAACTTCCAATATTCCTTTGCCGGGGGCGTCCTTACCGGAATCATGGTTCTTTTGGGAAGGGAAATCCCGGCATCATCTGTGGTCATGAACACAGCGCCATGTTCCGCCAGCTTTTTCTTCAGCCGATCAACATTTTTATAGCCGGTGATCTTCTGCCGCCAAAATCCATCATCCTCAACCCATTCCGTTTGAATGTACTGCTTCCAGAACAGTTCCTTGGATATGCCCCACCCCAAAAGTTGGCATTGGCTCCACAGCTTTTCACATTTGCCACCAGTTGGGGTGCCGGAAAGAAGAATCACATTTTCAGGGTTCAAGGAAAGAATGAACTTTGAACGCTTGGCGGTTTCGTTCTGGATCAGTGAACTTTCATCAAGCATCAGCGTAAACCCGGAAAGGGTTTTCAAAACCTTTCGCCTGAAGGTCAGTTCATAGTTGATCACGCCACAAATTCTGGTGGGATTATCGGTTTCGGAAACCGCCGCCATAAACCACTTAAATTCTTTTGGGTTGGTCAGATCATAGATCATCCAACAATGGTTCATAGCATAGTTTTCAACCATGTGATCTATCCAATCAGAAACCTTGGAACATTGACAAATCAACAGGTTTACACGGCTATTTAGCTTCAGGGCTTTTTCTGAACCAACAAAGGTTTTCCCAAGGCCCATATCAAGATAATAGGCGCATCGGTTATGGCCTTCTGTCTGGTCAAGGGCCTGTTGCTGGTGCTGGAGCAGCGTAATCATAAGGCTTCAGGCGCTTCAATCATGGAAAGGTAGTTTTCCACATTTACGCCACGGGAAAGAAGTTCAGCTTTCAGCGCCATACCCAAGGGGCTGTTCAGCGCATAGGCGCTAATCTGTTCGGGGGTCATGGAAGTGATGTTGAACAAAGATTGTTTCACCATTCCAGAATGACCAACCCCGAAGGGATCAAAGGGGCAACAATCAGGGGTTGCTTCAATATCACGAACCACCATAGCCACCACCACGGCGGGGCGGTTCTTCAGCATCTTCACCGTATTCAACAGGTGATCAGTTTCCATTTCCACAGGGCGGAAAGCCTGTCCACCGGCTCCAATCCACAGGTTTCCTTCAAAACGGGTTTTCATGTGCATCATCCTTTCTTTAGGCGGTCAGTCCAAAGAAGCTGTTGAACGCTTCAGCGCCCACATACTCCCTGAACTTGGTGGGGTTAATGTAATAGTTCCAGTTGTTCCCGGTTCCGGGAACCGCATTGCCAAAGGGGAGAAGGCCACGCTGAAGGCCGATCCGCACAAACTGATCAGATTTGCCCATACACCGGGCCGCTTCCTTCACGCTGATCTTCTTCACCGGGGGCGGGGCATCCTTAACCGGTGCGCCGCCATAGCCCATCAGGAATTCAAAGGTTGTGCCGGTGGCATCGGCCAAAGCCTTCAGCCGCTCCGGGCCGGGGGTGTTCTTCCCGGAAAGATACTGACTGATTGCGGCCTTGGAAGCCCCGGCCTTTTCAGAAAGGGCGGATTGGCTCATATCGGCCTGTTCCATAGCGTACTTCAAACGCTCTGCAAAAGTGGCATTCATGGTCATAACCTCCTATTTGTTTTGTGGGAATCCAGCTTCTTCAAGCCGTTTCCGAAGTTCAGACATAAATTCACGGGTTCGGTTGATTGGAAGGCCAGCGGCAAGCCGTTCATCTTCAAAGGAAAAACGGATTTCCAGTTCATCAACCGAATAATCAGCCCGAAAAGTTCGCCAAGTTTGGTGTTCCATATCCAACAACTTTGCCCACAGATCAGGGAAATGTTTTCGTAATTTCCGCAATTCATCAAGGCTCTGAAGGGGACAACACCAACAAGAAACCCGGTGGAATATCTCATATAGGCCGCCCCAATCAAAGCCGTGATCATAGCAATACTTCAGACAATCCGCTTCAGTCCAACCCCAATCCGCCAGCGGGTGACGATGTTCCGGGTTCTGGTTATGCTCTCGGTTCAATCGGGCCTGTTCATCAGCGGCAAGGCCAATAATCTGAATCATGTTGTATTGGCTCCGCAAAGCGTCCAAATACTTGTTGATTACTCTGGTTTTCAGGTGCTTGGTACACCATCTTGCTCTTGGCCCCGGCCAACTCCAACCAGACTTATCTTTTAATGCGGGATTGCTTCTCTTGGGTTGGTAATCGAACATTAGAAATTCAAAAGTCTGTTCACCTTTCAATCGTGTGAACTTGATCCCGGCTTCCATGAAAATTTGTTCAAGGCGGTTGATATGATCAACCATTGCGGGAAACTCCATGCCAACATCACAGTAAACAACTTCATGCAACGGGTATGTAATGGGGTCTTGCTGGTGACGCTTCAGCCATTCAAGGCCAAGGGCGGTGGAATCCTTACCGCCTGAAAGGGATAGCACCCAATATTCCGGTAGCCCCCCCCCCGTTACCGGGACGGGACAGGGAAGGCTTCTTCATCGGTTCAGCCCTCCCAATACTGATCAACCAGCTTATGGGCCAGTTCCGGGCCAAGTGTCTGAACCCAATCTTTTCGGGCTTGCTTGGCTTCATCTTCCTTTTCGGCTTGTTCCGCCACATAATCCCGGTTCAAGGTGTCCGGGTGATAGTAGCGGACAATGGGGGTTCCCCCGTCCACATTGGAAATTGTCAGCTTGATCCGGCCATTGTGATTGAACCAATCATTTTCACACCGGATTTCCAGCCCTTCAGGGCCGGTGGAAGCCTTGAAAATCGCCACATCAGACGGGGTGGCTTCCTGCTTGATGTTCAACCGGGGGTGAATCCGGCTGATCAGTTCCCAAGCCTTCCGCTTGGTCAGCTTCACATTCATTGAACTTCAAACCTCCTTACTTCAAACGCTTCAGGTAATGCCCCTGATCATCCTTACCAACCGTATAGCGGGAACCGGGGAACTGCTGTTCCAGCATGATCTTCCGCTTCATGGCATCGGCATAGGTATTGATCCCGCTCCGGGATTTCAACCCCACAAACAAATTGAAAATCATTTAGCATTCCTCCTGAAACTCACAGTCACAGTCCGCACAGATCACACGAACTTCTTTTGTGGCTCTGATAATGGCCCCGCAACAGGGGCAAACATACTTCCGGGAACTCGAACCGCCCTTACTGGAACCCTTCAACCCAAGGCCCCACGGGTATGATCCGGGGGAACGGTGATCACGGGCTTTTCCAACCCGCCATCAAAGAAGCGGGCGTTGAACTTTGAAAATAAATTTTCAAGTTCTTCAATAACCGGCTTCAGGCTTACTTCATTCATGGTTCATGCTCCTTTTCATTTTGTAGGCATTTAGTCTACACGCTCGGCAAAAAAAATTGCCACCCGTTCTGCTTCAGATAAGCCAAGAAGATCATACAGGGCTTGAATCTCATTCGCCCGGAACTCACTCTTATTATTGATCTTGTTCAAAAGGCCCTGATAAGTGATTCCGACCTTCTTGGCAATGAATTGAAGTTTGTACCCGGACTGCTCGATCTTCTCACGCAACAGCTCTGTATTCGTCATTAGCCGTTCACCTTCTTTCCTCTGCATATCGTTGTAGACATCTTGCCTACACTCATATACTATCACCTTGTCCCCTATTTGTCAACATCATTTTTGAAAAAAATAAAATTTTGTTGACATTAAGCCTACAACTCTATATAATTGGTAGTAACAAGAAAGGAGTTGATTTTCTTGCTGACAATCGGCAGTAGAATCCGTAATCGCCGGGAAGAACTCAATTTATCGCAAGATGAACTTGCCAAAAGGCTTGGCTATAAATCACGCTCATTAATAAATAAAATAGAATTAGATCAGCGTAACCTAACACAATCCAAAATCAAGGCCATAGCAGACGCTTTGGAAACTACTCCGGCATATATCATGGGGTGGGAAGAACTTGATCAGACTGTTGACCTTAAAAAACTTCAAAAAGAAGTTTCAGAAGCCGCTGTAACTATGGAAATGATTGAAAAACAATATGGTTCCAGCACATTAGAAGCCTTCAACCTTTATGTTCAGTTAGACATTGAAGATCGGGCTGAAATTCGTGGTATAATAAAAAGATTTGAGAAAGACTTTACATTCAGAGGGTGATTGCATATAATAGAATTGCAAAGAGGATTTTGCAGCTTTGCACGTTCAAAAAACGAAGGAGGTCTTTTGGATGGCGACAAAGAGTATTACAAAAAATGTGGTGATACGCACAAAACCGCTTGCACGGAACTTTGTGAGAGCACTGGAAAACGCCGAAGGAAAGAGCAGCAAGACCGTTGTTGTGGACAAGACCGTTCATGAGATAAAGGGCGATACGCTGCGTGAGATGTTTGAAAAGAAATGACAGGATACGGACTTGTAAACCTGAAAGAAATGATTCAAGAAGTTGGAGAGGAACGCACAAAAGAAGTCCTCTCCACTTTTTCATGCCCACTGAATAAAGATGTAGAATACTTTTTGCATTCCAAAGCCATTGAATTTGCAAAGCAGGGAATCGCTCAGACACAGCTGGTGTTTACTTCCTATAAAGGAGAGCCAGTGCTGGTAGGCTATTTCACTTTGTCTAACAAGGTGCTGGAAATTCCCCGGAAGAGCGTAAGCAAAACAATGGCAAAGAAGGTCAACCGATTTGCGATGACAAGGGATATTCCATATGCTATGAATGACAACTACATGATTTCGGCACCGCTGATTGGACAGCTGGGAAAGAACTTTGCAAATGAGTACAACAAATTGATTCCCGGAGATGTGCTGCTGAAGCTTGCAACAGATAAGGTGCGGGCGATTCAGGCTGTGCTTGGAGGCAAGTTTGTTTACTTAGAGTGTGAAGACAAGAAAAGCCTGACGGATTTCTACTCCGAAAATGGCTTTGTCATTTTCGGAAAACGAAATCTTGACCGCGATGAACGGGATATGCAGTCCGGTCAGTACCTGCTGCAACTCCTGAAATATTTGGGATAAAGCCATATACGGCCTTGCACGAACGCCCCCGCTGGTGGAAACACTGGCGAGGGCGTTAGGTTTATGAATCGGCGCGCAGGAGGTCGGCGGGTCTGATGTGCAGGATGTCGCAGAGTGCAAAGAGATTATCGATTTTGGGCTGGCCTGCGCCTCGCTCATAATAGCCGATCGTGCCGATGGTGACACCAAGCTTCTCCGCAAGTTCCAGCTGCGTCAGCCCGGCGGCCTGCCGTGCCTCGCGGATGATACGGGCGGATTCGGGATGGGGGCGGGTGGACATAAATAAGTACCTCAATTCAATTCGACAGTAAGGTCTGTAAGATAACAATGCTTGCAGACAAAACCGATAAATGATACAATAAAGTCAAACAAGTTCGCGGATGGCGCCTATAATAGAAGCGGTATTCCAGCCTACTACACGAGTTGCTTTGACGCGCAGATCGGCAGGCATAACAGAACTGCCCCGTGGGGAAATGAAAAGAATATTGAAAGGGGATAAGTATTCTATAAAAGAAGAATCGAAAAACGCATAGGCAATGTAATCTATGTAAAATTTAGAAAGGAATGATTGTTTATGGCATCTGCGAAAAACAGGGTCATTGCTGGTGACTATGCAGGAAAACAAGTGCTTTCCACATTTGGTATGGTGCAGATTGCAACCAGTCTGACAAAAGGAATCCCAATCAATAAAACCACCATTGAAGGCTATGAACTGATCACAGACGAACACCGCAAAAGCGCCGCATCGGGCGTAGCCAGAGGGTTAGTTGGTGGGGCTTTGCTTGGCCCGGTTGGGTTGCTTGCTGGTGGGCTGTCTGCGAAAAACAAAGGAATATACCAAGTTGCTGTTCAATTCAAAGATGGAAGCCGTAGCTTGATCGAAATTGACGATAAAATATATAAGGCTTTGATCAGTTCTTGCTTTTGATAATAGAACAGATGGAACACATCTTTGGACAGTTCTCTTATAATATTTCTTATATATACTTTTTTTCTTTTTAAGTTTAAGTAATATATCATCTGTTCCATCTGTTCTATAAAGGGAAAACCCATTGATAACCAATAGATACATACGGAACAGATCAGAACAGAAGCAAAAAAAAGACCGCCCCCGGTGGTGGCACACCGGAAGCGGTCAGGCGAAACAAAACCCGTTTGAAGTTAATGTTTCAATCCCCATTGAACATTATATCACACCGGGTTTGGTTTTGCATACCCTTTTTCCTGAAAGGCTGGGTGATATAATGCGAAATCCAAATGGGTATGGGACAGTTGCGAAACTGTCAGGCAATCGCCGCCGCCCATTCATTGTGAAGAAAGTGATTGGATGGAATGACAAGGGCCATCCAATTTATGAGATCGTAGGCTACACAGAAACCCGTGAAGCTGGAAATATGTTGTTGGCGGAATACAACCGTGATCCGTGGGATGTTGACCGGGCCAAAATCACAGTGAAAGAACTGTTTGAACTCTGGAAGGAAAAGAAGGCCCCCAAGCTGGGGGAATCTAACCGTTCATCTTTGTGTTCAGCGTTCAAGCATTGTTCAGCGTTGTGGGAAAAGCCCTATAAACAAATTCGATCCTACCAAATGCAAGAAACTATTGACGGGTGCGGGAAGGGATATAGCACCCAAGCGGCGATCAAGAACCTTTGGGGTCATCTTGACCGGTTCGCTTTGGAAATGGATATAATCAACCGGTGCTTTTCTGATCTTCTTACTTCTGATCCAATTCCACCAACCAGCCGCCTTCCATTCAGCAAGGATGAAGTCAAAAAGGTTTGGGCGCATCAGGAACAGCCTTGGGTTGATACCGTCCTGATCCTGATATATTCCGGGTGGCGAATCAGTGAACTTCTGAATTTGAAACCTGAAGATATTGACCTTCAGGCCGGGACGATGAAGGGCGGAACCAAAACCAAGGCCGGTAAAAATCGGCTGGTTCCTATCCATTCCAAAATCAGGCCATTGGTTGAAGCCCGTCTTGCTGAAAGTGGCCCCCGCTTGATCAGCTATAACGGAAGGGCTTGTTCTCAAACCCAATATCGTATTTTTTGGGCGGATATTATGAAGGCTCTTGGAATGACACACACCCCGCATGAATGCCGCCACACTTTTGAAAGTCAACTGGACAGCGCCGGGGCAAACCGAAAGTGTATTGATCTTCTAATGGGTCATGTGTCCAAAGACACGGGAAACCGGGTCTATAATCATAAGACTTTGGACGAACTGAAAGCCGCCGTGGAACTGGTGGAATAGGGGTTCAAAGTGGTGAACATTATAAGCCGTTGAACACTGAACTATTAACACGGTAGTAACAAAAAGGGCGGGAACCCCTGAAAAATCAAGGGTTCCCGCTTCATCTGTTTTTATTATACCATGAATTAGTATGCTCTGCAACGCTCCGAAGCGCCCAAATACTGAACATTTCAGCCCGTTGAAAGTGGGGTAAATCGGGGGCGATAGTAACACACTAATAACACGGTATCACGCCTTTTTTGCATAGTCAAGGCTGATCCATCCGGCCCCGCTTTTCAGCTTGCCCCATTTGGTGGCCCCGGTGCCGGTGCTTTCTGCCACGATGGTATAAACACCGGGCTTGATGAAGCCATTCTTCCCGTAATTGGTGCCGGGGCCTTTTCTGATATACAGATCAGAAATAGTCACCCGCACAAGATAAGGGGTCACAGCGCCACCAGCGCCGCCCGTGGCGCTGTTTCCGGTGCTGGGGGTAGTAGTTACACCCCCGCCCGTAGAAGTGCCGCCAGAAAGCCGCCTGTTGACCTCTGCGGCAATTTCATCATGAAGGTTATAAAGATAATCACCGGGGCAAGCCTTATTAGCAAACCACCGGTGAACCGTCATAACCATTTCATTTGCCTTGGGGGTATAGGCAAGGGTTTTGTTCTTGTCCCCGAACCACAGGATTTTAGTTTTCCCGTTGCGCTTGCAAATATCGGTCACAAGGTCAAGAAGGCCGGAATATGCCTGATCCGTAACCTTGTAAGGGTGGGTGGTATCACTCGCAACCTCAATGGTTACGGCTCTGTTATCGTTGGCGCTGGAAGAACTGCACCAAGAACGATCCTTTTCTTCCACATACATTCCAACCCGGCCATCCTTGCCAATGCCATAGTTGGAAGAAGCCTGTTTGGAAGTGGGGGCAAAGATGTTCCCAAGGGTTTCAACCGTACACTGACCAACCACACAATGAATGGTGATCCGGTCAATGGCGTGGTTGCGGGGGCTGGTTTTGTTGGGGGAAATTTTGGTGTAGCTGACAAGATTACTGTTGCTCATTTTCGGTGTCCTCCTTTACAGGTTCAAGGGTGGGAATTTCTTCATAGTTCACAACCTTGGTCATATCACACAGGGTATCAATCAAATTGCCAAGGGCTTCAGTGTCAACCGGATAGTTGATATACTCGGCGGAAGTCTGAACCATAGCCATCACCCATTCCTTACGGGTTGCGCCATCGGAAAACTTCTGTTCCGCTTCTTCCATCAGATTGATCACCAAACCCAACAGGGCCGCCCAATTCTTTTCTTGCGTGGCCTTCTGGACATACTGCACCAGCTTATAGGCCAAAGGAACACAGGTGGCAAGGCCGGTCAAAACGGCCACAATCAGGGAAATAATCTGTTCAGCGTTCATGTGATTCATCCTTTCTTAAAGTTCTTTTGCGTCATTGTAGACTTCCGGCCCATACTGTTTCCGAAGTTTGATTCTGTTTTCAGCTTTTGCCTTGGAATAGTAAAAGCCGGTTGCCGTAGCCAGTTCAGCGAATATGGCCGGGATCAGATATGCAAGGGGGGAAGTGTCCCCGGTTCTCCAAACAATGGCAAGAGTAAAGGCCGTTACAATCAATGTAACGGCCCCTACACATCCCAACCAGACTTTGGAGAATTCCCGCTTTTTAGTTCTCATTTACCGGGGTTGTCGGAAGTTCCAAGAATTTTTCATGAAGATCATCCATTACCCCATTCACCCCCAAAGAATGATATTGCTTCCAACAGTTTTCAAAATTTTCCCTTGCATAAATCGGGGCATATCCCCGTTCTGACCACTTGTTATAATCACTGATCATTTGGCTTCTCAAAAGCGCCTGAACCCCCGCTTTCAGGGCCTTGGAATCTTCTGAATTGTGCTTGATCAGGGTGTGAAGGCATTTGAAAATTCCGCCAATCACAGCGGGAACCCCAAGCAAGCACAACCATTGGTAAACCGTCATTGGATCACCCCTTTCTGATCAGGTCAAAGATATATTGCAAATCTTCAACCGGGGCATTGTAGAAGGCATAGTTCCAAAGCCAATGATCTTCATGCTCCGGCCTTTTGTACTTTTGACAAAGGGGATCGGCCCAAATCTTATTCCACCGGCTCTGGTGGTTTTTGTCCCGCCGCTCCAACTGGATCAGGATAGCAGATACCAAATCACCCCGTTCCCGGCCCCGTCCATCATCGTTCTGACTGAAGAAGTCAAAAGCGTTTTGGCTGGTGATCCCGCAAATTTGCTTTCCATTCCACATAAGAAAACCGCCCTGATTGATCAAGGCGGTTCCGTACGGAATATTTACATGGCCGCAAATGGCTTCAAACTTGGCCCGTTTGCGGGTGATATAGTTTTCATGTTCCATTAGGCCACTTCCTCCCAACCATACACGCCGGGTTCCCAAACATTGTTCGCCGTGGTAGAAGTCCAATGCTTTCCGTTATGGCTCACCTTGGCCCCCAAAGCATAGGCATCATGCGCCCCCACCGGTTGCGACCATTCCGGCCATTCTTCAGCCGGATCACTGGTTTTACTCCAAAGGCTGACAGCGGCATCAGGTGTCCAATCGGCTTGGGAAGTATGGGCCTGAACACATTTGTAAAGGGTTCCATTATAACGCCGAATTTGCCCAACAGTGTAGTTGATGGGATATGCCCATTCAGCGAAAAGTTCAGCGTGTTCCGCCGCTGTTTCAGCATCAATGCTTCCAGCTTCCGCCATTGTGACAAACATGATACTTCCGGTGTCGGTGGCCTTCTGAATTTCCACACCGGCATCAGTTTCTTCCAAACTGACGGTTTCCAGCCCTTCCAAGCTGTCCCGGCCAAGCAAATGGTACGGTGTCCCTTCAAAAACAATGCCCGAAGCATTCTGCTCCGGGCAAAGGACATAGCAACCATTTTCGGCCTGCATGATATAGTTCAATTTTTCGGTCAAGCCAAGACTTGCCCCATCTTTGATGATTCTGAACATTTTGCACCTCCGAAAAAGATAGCGTGATAAAGCCGCCGCAACTTCAGTAAGCGTCCATGATCATTGAAGTTCCGGTAATATGCGCTTTGACATTCCATGTACTGTTCAATATCAGAAAACAACCGCTTCCCTTCCACAAACTCCCGGTGGAACAGTTTCAACTTTCGTCTTGCCCGTTTCACACCGTCCCGGCTTCCATTCACCTTGATCTTCCCTGTTTCCGTCAGCGTGAACCGTGCCTTGCAGAACCGGAAGGGTTTTGTCAGGGGAATGATTTTGCATTTGCGTTTGTTCACCCGTATTCCAGCGGCTTCAAACCGCCGAACAATTTCATGCCCAAGTTTCTTCAGGGCTTCCACATCTGGAAGGATTAAATAATAATCGTCTATGTAATGGCCGAAACAGTGAACCCCGGCTTGGCATTTGATCCAATTATCTATTGCGCTGGGCATTGCCACCATTTCCTGTTGGGATGGTTCCACGCCCAAGGGCAAGCCCCGGCCCGGTGTCGGGCAAGGGGATGTTTGAATCACCATATCAGCCAAGGCCCGAAGATCAGGGTTTGGAATGAATTCTTGGTGCCGCTGATATAAAAGCGCATGGGGCGCATTTGGGAAGAAGCCCTTCAAATCCAACAGCAACACAGCACCTTCCCGGCCATAGCGCCGGAAGTGCCAATGAAGCTGTTCTTTCAATCGCCTGAAATGCCAGTGAAGCCCCTTGTTCCTTTGGCTTGCCCCCATTGTCATAGATCATACAGGGGTTATACAACGGAACCAGAACTTCATTACAAAGAACCTTGTGGATTTGCCGATCAGTGATATGTGGGGCATCTATGGGGCGAACCTTCCCACGCTCCCTTAAAGTGAAATGGGTACACTTCATAGGCTTCCAAGCCTGATCCAAAACATTCTTCCGGCGCTTGGCTGTCCCGGAAAACAGGTGGGCTTCAAAGTTTTGAACACTTTGCTTTCACCGTACCCCATTACAGCATTTGCGCCCATAAAAGAACATCGTGCGATAGCTGAAAACCTTGTTGATTGGCCCAAGTGCATCACACCGGGCCTGTTTTCTTTCTTGCCGCTTGGCTTTGCGGCGCTGGTATCTTGCTTCATGCCGTTCTTGGCTTGTCATAATAAAAAAGTATTCGCCTTTCGTACAGATATTTTGTAGGGTGCCATCTAATCTGCTTTGCCCCGACACATGAAATGGGTTAGACACATACCCCACCATGCAAGAAGCGTCCGTGTAAGGGCATCAAAGGGCAGTTTTAGGGATTTTCACCCAAGGAAGTGCAACTCCTTTTACATCGGTCGTCTTTCACCTGAAATCCAAAAGCCGGTTTTCTGCTACTCCATTTGACCGTGTATATTTGCAAAATCCGGGCCGCAACCCACCAGAATTGTTAGCGTTATTGTTGTTGTAGTTGCCATCAGTCCAAACAATCATGAAATTGTTATTGTTGTTGTAATTAGGAGAACGAAGGCCCCACCAAACCGCCGAAGGAAACATTCACAGTTGCACACCTAATGAAAATCATGCTTTTTGCTTTCCGCTTACATTTTTGATAGCCCCTTTCAGAAGTTCATTTTCCTTGTCGATCAGCTCACCTAAATTTTGGGCCATTTTATCCAGCTTTTCCACGGCATCTTTGGATTTTACCGCAACGCCTTTGGAATTGGTAAATGCCCCTTCCGGGTTCTGATTCAGGATCAAATAGCAATGGGTCAGGCGCACATCAAGCGCCATAAGAGAAGCCCTTGCTTCAAGCAAGTGTGCCTTCCGCAACTCAATCCGCTGGGAATCTGAAGGGTAAATGCTGTTGGCTTTTTCAGCGTGATCAATCACTTCCCCGGCCAGCTTTGCAACCGGTTCAGCAATCAGACGGGAATACCTTGCAGATAAGCGGGTAAGAAAATTGATGGTTTCAATGTAAATTTGGTTGGCCGTGTTGATGAACTCGGCCTTGCTTGTGGTTCTTTTTTGCTTCAATACTGACATAGATTCACCCCTTTCCGGGCCATCTTTTCAAGTATAGCACAAAACCACGAAAAAGCCAATTTTCAAAATTTGCGTCGGGCGGCTTACGCCGCCATATTATTTTTTTATTTTGTCCGTCCCGGAACCGCCCCCTTGCGGGGGCGGGATGGGGGCCGGATCATCCTGCGGGGGATTAGGCGGCAAAGCCGGGCCGCAACCCACCAGAATAGCGAGCGCTATAGTGGTTGCAGTTGCCATCAGTCCAAACAATCATGAAACTGGGATTGCCGTAGCAAATAGGAGAACGAAGGCCCCACCAAACCGCCGTGGACACGGCGGAATGTTTATAAGCAACCTTGCTGTTACCAGCCTTATAGTAATCATACTGAAGCTGATAATTCTGCTCATAGGTATTCGCATAATATCGGGTGCCGAATACTTCAAACTCTGCCAAGTCAAACAGGTAATCAGTGGTAGTATTCACATTACCTTGAACATTGCCGCTTCCATTTGCCACATTATCGGTGTACTTGGTTACGGGTTGCATAACAGCCCTCAAGTCAGAAGGAAGCGCCGCCATAAGGCTATTGGAAACTGGACTGGTGGGGGTTCCGCTATTACCGTACAAAGTAGTACGCTTATAACAGGATTTCCAACCACCGTTATTGCTGTTGTTCGGGTTCCAGTTAAAATATCCGTTACCACTCTGACCGCTGTTATATTGAGCATCACAAAGCGCCACCGGGGTTGTACCGATTTTTCCAATTTGGAAGTGAATTCGGTTGTTTCCTTCTCTGGAAGCATTGTGGTTGAAGCCCAAGATGAAAACATTGATGGTAAGGTTGCTGAAGGTGGTGTTTCCAACCTTACCATTGATTGTGATGGGCTTCATATCACCAACCGCCCAATAGTTGGCCCCCTGTCCGGCACTACTCACTTGGCGAATGGTGGCCCAATCATTATCAGAAAGGGTGCTTGTGGGAAGCGTGACAGACACGGAACAGGTTTTACTTGCGGGTGCCGTGTGATTGGTGCCAGCGGCCACGCTGACGGTCACTGTGGCGCTTCCTTTGGCCTTGCCGGTAACAGTTACCACATTCCCGGAAACGCTCACAGAAGCCACGCCAGGGGCATTAGAAACGGCGCTGATTGCGCCATTCCCGGCCCGTGTTACCGTGATGGTATCAGACATTTTGGAAACATTCAGGGACATGGAAGATTTGTTCAAAGAAAGGCTTCCAGCGGCCTTCCCAATCGTCCAAGCAACGGTTTTGGCATTGGTGGTTCCATCATTCCACCGGTAGTTTGCGCCGGGGGTAAAGGTAGCATTATAGCTTCCGGCATTGGTGCCGCTGGTAGTTCCCCCAAGGGTCATTTTCCCGGAATCATAGTTGGCCCAAGTGGGGCTTTGGGCGGCTCCGGTATAGGTAAGGCTTCCACTTTGAGAAGGAACCGGCATAGAAGCCCTTCCAATCGTCCATGTGACTTCCCGTGCCGTTTTGCTTCCATCACTCCATTGGTATTTTTCTTTCGGGGTGAAGGTTGCCGTATAGGTTCCCGCATTGGTGCCGGTAGTCACACCGCCAAGGGTCAAAGCGTTGGGATCATAGCTGTTCCAAGAAGGGCTTTGGGCTTGCCCGTTATAGGTCAGGGTTCCGTTCTGTGTGGGAACCACATTGATAGTGAATGCAATGCTGTTCACAGCTTCCAAGGCCGCATCAGCGGCATCTTGGGCATTCTGCGCCGCTTCCACACAGGTGTTGATCTGCCCCAACAGATAGGGGTGGGCTTCTTCATCTTCATTGTGGGTTTTTACCTTGCTTTCGGCGGTTCCCTTCTGGTCATAGTTCATTTCAGGAAGTTGTTCAGCCGGAACCTTCCCATCTACCAAATCGGCCTTGTTTTTTTGCCCGTCCTGAAGGTTTTTGATACCATCGGCATTTTCTTTCAGGGCGGCATCAATCTTGTCCATGTTGCCGTTTTGAACTTCAACATCATAAAATTCAGAAGCAAGGGGCTTGGTCAATTTGTAATTTTCGGTTTGATTTGCCATCAGTTCATTACCTCATTTCTCATTTGGTCATGGGTGTATGCGGCAAGCTGGGCATGGGTGAACCGTCCAAGTTCAGCATGGGTGTTATAAAGCTGAAGAAGGGTCACAATCAGATTTTGCGGAACCACCCGATCCAACAGTGATTCAACATCACTAAAGTTGTTTTTTGCCGCCAGCCCAATTTTCACAATAAGCTGATAGGTTCCTTCCATCACTTCAGCCGAATAATTCCCGGAACCGCAAAGGGTTTCAAGAATATTTCTCAACTGCGGAAGTGTGTATGGAAGTTCTTCATTCAATCGGGTCAAAATACGGAACCGGCGATCTTCCAAGGTGTCTGTTCCCTTGGGGGTGATCCCCAAAATCTTTTCCCATCTGGACAGGCCCAAATTACCAGCCGTGAAAATGAACTGATTATTCAGAAGATCATCAGAAGAACCCCAAGCGGATTCAAATTCCGGTTGTTCGGCTTCTGAAATCCCTTTGAATTCCGCATAATCCCGGACAACATAGGGAAGATAATTGATCAGTTTTCTATCCACTTTCCATCACCCCTTCATGCGTTGATCGTGATAACGCTGGGGGAAATGGAACCCAATACCGGGATATGGTCAAGTTCCAAAGTGAAGTTGGAAGCCTCGTCATTGATTTTTGTATTGGCAATATCCAGAATACCGGAAATGCCCAACAACCGGCTTTCAATTTGGCTGATACGAACCACAAGGGGTTCCGTCTGATCCGCCCAACTTTCTGCCAGTTCTGTAAAATAACTTTCAATGGCTTCCGTCACATATCCCGAAACATCGTCCCAATCCCAATCCCTCTGGTAATACAAAGAAAAGGCCAAATTCACCGTTTCTTCTTGAACACCTTCCACCCTAACAACATGACCGATGGGGGCAATTCCAACGCCTTCCCCCGCATTCTGAAGGGGATCAACGGCGGTTTGAACCTGTTCCACCAAGGACGGGGAAGGAACCGTGAAAGTGCTGTTGATGATCACCAGCTTCACAGTTCCGCCAACGGTCAATTTATTGTTTTGGGCGGCATAGAACACCGCATCCAACCAGCTTTTCACCGCTTCAGGAACATCAGAAAGGCCGCTGATCCATTCAGAAGTTCCTTCCGGGGGAATCATTTCAGCCGGGGAAAAATCACTGTTCCAAGCCCGGTAAACCTTCACACCACCCACGCCGGGAATGGCGTTGACCTTTTCAATATAGTCAATACGGTTTCCGCCGAAGGCTTGGGCGTTCAAGCTGTTGAAATAACGCTGTCTGAAAACCTCGGTATCTTCTTCATCTTCACCCGGAACCAAAATGGAAGTAATGGTGCAAGTCTGAAGGCCATCCACATATTCAATGGGGATCACCGTTCCGGTGTAGTTGTTCCCGGCTTCACCAGCCGTTTCACAGGTCAGTTCATAATTACCATTCCCACGATCAGCGGAAACATAGTAATTCAGTTCACCGATGGAAAAGCGGGTATTCATGGGAAGAAACAAGGTTGTGGGAGTAATCGCCATCTGCAAAATTGCGGGGCTTGCCGGTTGCGGGGAAAGGCCCCGTTCACCGGCTCTTTGAATCAGATAGGGGCGGCTTGCGGTATCAGCAAAGGTTTCATTCAATACCGTATCAAGGGCAATATACAGATTTTGCAGTTCCACAGCGGCGGGGGCGTTCCCAAGCCACACCAGCGATCCTTCACGGGTGTCAAGATTGCTGTTGATAGACAGCGCCTTTTGAAGCATCCGGGCAAGGATCACTTCATAGGTCTGCGCTTCATACATTAGATTTCAACCCCCATTTCTGTATTGATTTCACCAAAAATGCTGACCACCGTGAAAGTGGTCAGCACCTTTTTCTTGTTCACTTCAAATTGAAAATTTTCAACGGCGGTGATCCGGTCATCCTGAAGCAAGGCTTCCCGAACCCGCCGTTCAATTTCAGGAATACAGTATTCCACATCTTGCCCAATCAGATTGTGAAGTTCCACACCATAGTTCCAAGAATGGATCAGCCATTCATAGCGTTCAGTGTTCAGAATCAAATACACCGCTTGTTCAACGGCTTGAATCTGATCAATGGTTCCAATGATGGTCAAGCTATTGTGGTTCATGCGGAAGGTTCTGCTGGGAAGCGTTTCAAACTCAAAATCCTGCCGCAAATCATCCCCGGTCTGTGGGATCATAGCCATTCCCCCTTCAAGGCCGGGTTCGCTTTGATACGATCCAGCACTACAAATTTTTTGCCCTTCTGCATCCGGGCCAGAAGCACCCAATCACCAACCACAAGGGCATTATGAACTTTGAATTTCTTTCGCCCCTGAATGGGGTGGTTGTGATCTATGGGGGTTGCTTCACCACCCCCGGTATAGGTATCAACAACCGGGTGGCCGTGGCTGATCACCACAGTTTGGTGGGAAACCGTCATATCCACTTCATAATCAGTGACATTCCGGGTCAGCACCAACATTTTTTCTGTGTAGATTGCTTTCTGATCCACTTGGATTTTCAGCGGTGAAGAGGAAATCACTTCACCAAACAACAGATTCACGGGTTTTCCAGCTTCCACGGCTTCCACAGCCGCCTTTTTTACTACTTCCACAGCATTAGGCAATGAATTCACCCCCAATCAAATCAAGTTCCATCCGGTGTTCATTATCCTTGAAAGTGTGGGTGACTTTGTTCACCACCATGAAATTGTTGGTGATTATATCACCAAGGTTCAGGGCAACCACCACGGCGCTTCCGGCTCTTACCCGAACATCCCCAAACGCATCTTGGATGGTCAAGCGTCTGGTTTTTTGGTCATACAATTTCAACAGGGCATCCGCCTTGGCGGAAGCACCAGTTTTGGTCTGGATTTCTTCAAAATACTGAAGAACGCCCCATTGGTTGATTTTTTCACCGTCTTGGGCCACATACAATTCCCGCTTGCCGGTTTCCTCGTTGTTATAGGCCAGCTTGATTTTATTATAGGTCTGATCATCAATGCTGGATTCATAACTGAAATTTTCACCGGTTTCTTCATCAATCAGAAGATCAAGTTTCATGGAATTGATGTTTTTCAAGGTCAGCTTTCCAACATCATCATAAAGAACAAACAGTTGCTTGGTATTCATCAGGGTTTCATCCAAAGCATTCTGAATCATATCAAACAGGGTTTGGTTTTCCTCCACGATGGTTTCAATGGTGTACCCGGTATCTTCCACATCACCAAGGTTCAACTGGAAATCAGTTGCCAACCGTTTCAGAAGATCAGAAGCCTTCAGCCCTTCTTCTGTCAAAGTGTCCTTGTTCTTCAGGTATCGCAACTGATCAAAAGCCACAACATCAATGGTGGGGCCTTTGTCCCGCTTCTTCTTAAACACAAACCCATAAAACATGGGGGTTCCGTCAACCGTCAACTTCACCGGATCACCTTCTTGGAAGTTTAGTCCGGCGCACTTGACAACGGTAAATTCCAGCTTTCCGGGGGTTCCTTTGCGCTCCAAGGTCAGCTTGGCCCCTTCTTCAACAACCGGATATTGAATTGTACTGCCGTGTTGAATGAACAGTTCAACGGCCAAACAGAATCACCCCTTTCAGGAAGGCAAAGTAAGAACCTGATTAGGATAAATCAAATTAGGGTTCTTGATTTTATCCTTGTTCAGATTATAAATTTCAGTGTACCGGGAACCGTCCCCAAGATATTTCTTGGCAATATTCCAAAGACAATCCCCTGATTTCACGGTATAGGTGGTAGTTTTGGGAGCGGTGGCGGTAGGCCGGGGGGCTTCTTGAACCGTTGCCTTGGGCGGCTCTGCGGGGGTAGCCGGTTGTTTGATGGTTACGGTCTTGGTTCCATAGGCTTTGTATTGCTTCAGGTTCACTTTCACCTTCACATCAAACCCGGCCCCGGCATCATCCGTGATTTCATAGTTTTCCATTCCAACTGTCAGGTTGGTATAGAAGAACATCCCGCCATTGGGCCTTTGCCGGTTCAAAATCCATTGGAAAGGCTCTTTGCTGGTTTTCAACCGCTCAAACAAAGAAAGGTAATAGCTTGCGGATTGCGCCCCGCCATTGGTAAAAGGATAGGAAACTTGGGGAAGCAACAGTTCAAAAGACACATCAGACAGGCCAGCGGCTTTCAAAATATTGATTTCTTCCCCATTGATCAGGGTCATGGTTTTGTTTTGGTTATTGATCTTCACAGTTACTTTGGAAGGGGTGATGGGCATAAGCACACCACCCAAATACATTTTGTATGCCATTACTCATGCACCCCTTCTTCAGAAACATCCAGCTTTTCAGCAAAATCATTGGCCCAAGCATCCATGATCCCGTCAAGATCGGTGTCATTGGAAATGTGGTTTTCATTGTGCTGTTCAACATGAATTTCAGCCGTAGTGAACCGGTTGATTGCTTCACGCTCGGCAATATCCCGCAAATAGGCCAAATCTTCTTCCGCAATGTCAAGGGCATCACTCATAGCGGCGGTGTTCCCCGCCGTGTCCCCGGTGTTGCCGTAGATACCATCAAGGGTGTTGCCAAGATTGAAGGCATCCAGCCCATCAGCGGCCCCCAAGCTGTCCATTGCGGAAAAGTCGAACAAGCCGCCCACGGTATCTTCCACACCTTGGCCGAACTCATAGCCCATATCAAAAGCGGCCCCGTATTCAAACCGGCCCAACTTCATATCATCGGCGTTCAGCTTTTCCATGACTTCTTCACCCTTGCCGAAGGTGGAATCCACCCAACCGCCCAAGCTGTCACGCCAGCCTTGGACGGAACCGGCAAGATTAGAACCGAAGATGGTATCAATGGCCGAAGCCAACGCTTGAAGCACGGAAAGAACGGTGTCCGCCAAATCGAAGAACAGGCGGCAAACTGCCCCAACCGGATCATTGAATACATTTCCGATGAAGTTTGCAACGGTTCCCACAAGGTTATAGATCATCACAAATACATCCACAACCAAGTTCCACAAGGCAATGAAGATGTTTCCGATGAATGCCAACGCCGCCATAAATGCGCCGCAAATCAGGCCGGTTGCGGAAACGCTTGTACCGGCAAACTTATTGACCGCCGCCACAGCCGCATAGAACAGGGCTACAAGGGCAATGATCAGAATGATGATCCATACGATAGGGCAAGCGTACATTGCCCCGTTCAAACCCCATTGGGCCGATACTTGCGCCCAAGTCGCACCAGTAACCAGCATCGTTGCCGCCGCCATAATTCCTTTGGCAACTGCAACAACCGCATGAACACCAGCCAAAGCCAATTCACCAGCACGAACCAAGCCCAAATAACCGTAGTACACCAACAAAGCCCCGGCCACACCATAGATGATGGGAGAAAGCCACGCCCAGTTATCCACCACCAATGCGGCCCCGCCAATCAGAAGATCAAGAACCCAAGTGGCAACAGAAGCGATCCCGGCAAGGCCATTGATAATCCCATCCGTTACTTGGGTAAACCGTTCACTATTTCCAATCTGATTGATCTTGGTCAGAATCGGGGCAAAGATGGAAAGGGCCTTGTTTTTCATACCAACCCAAATTTGCGCCCAAGTCTTGGGCATATTTGAAAACTTGGCTTCAATATCATCTGCCGCCGCAAACATGGCGTTCTTTACAATATCTGCGGTGATTTGTCCATCAGCGGCCATAGCCCGGATTTCACCAATAGAAACGCCCAAATAATCTGCAATACTTTGAATAATTCCGGGAGCCTGTTCAAAAATGCTGTTCAATTCTTCACCACGAAGAACACCGGAAGCCATTGCTTGGGTAAGCTGGATCATTGCGGCTTGTTGCTCTTGCACACTTGCCCCGCCAATGACAAATTGCTTATTGACCAGTTCTTGGAAGGCAATTACTTTATCCATGCTTCCGAATGCGTCACGGGCGTTCAATCCCAATTTTGCAATGGAAGAAGCGGCATCCATATAAGAAGTTCTGGATCGTTGCGCTGAAGCCATTACTTTCTTTTCAAGGTCAGTTAGAGAACCGCCATCGTCAAAGTTGATCATGGCATTATTCAAACGGGCGTTTGTATTGGAAAATTGATCCGAAATGTTCAACAACTTCTTTGCCGCCGCCAAACCGCCAACGGTGGCCGCAATTCCTTTCAGCTTGCCCCACAAGCCATCAGCGGCGGTGGTGCCATCTCTGATCCTCCGGTTGAATCGGTCTTGCTGGTTTCCAGCTTGCCGGATATTTTCTTCAATTTCATCAAAGGCGGCCCCGGCTCTTGCCAATTCATCACGGGCTTCACGAATGGCCGAAGTATCAACCGAATTACCGGAAGCCCTTTGCATAGCTTCAAAGCGGTTCAGCACAATGTTCATGGCCTTGTGCATTGCCTGAAGGGGGGCGGTTACACCATCATAAAGGGCGATAGCGGTTCTAATGGTTGCCAATAGGGGTTCACCTTCTTTCCAAAGGAAAAAGGCCGGGGCCAGCGTTTACCGCTTCCGGCCCCGGCGCTTCTTTCGTTCAAGTTCTTTTTGCTTTTTCTTTTCCCGTTCAACCCGAACATCAATAGCGGCAATAATGAACGCCCGTTCCTGCCGGTCAAGGTTGAAAAACTGGGAAGGTGTCAAATGAAGTTCATGAAGGCAATAGTAAGCAATATTCGCTTCACCATCACCTTCTTCAATTAGTTTTTTGCTTCATCCACCTCATCCTGAAGGGTGGTTTCAAAGCCGCAAACCTCCTGAACCTTGGTCAGATAGTCGGCATACTCGCCGGGGGTCAGCATGGTTTTCAGAAGGGCTTCAGCACCCATAACACCGTAGCTGTCCTGAAGTTCCTTGTCATTCAGGTTGGGGAACACGGTACAGGCCACCGCCAGCTTGCCAAGGTACATATCATAGTCGGTTTCCTTCTGGTACTGATTTTTCTTGCCGGGAACGGGAACCCGCTTGGCACAGGATTTCCGAAGGGCTTCATCCTCGGTGCCGGTGATAGCTTTGATTTCCCATTCAATGGGCTTCTTGGTGGTTTCGTCCACAAAGCGTTTGGAAACCGCAAACTTCACATTTTCGACCTTCAGGGCGTTTTTCGCCAGAAATGCAGAAAGGCTCATTGTTAAATTCCTCCTATTTTGTGATTATAAAAGAAAAAACCCGCCCACATTCTCAAAATGGGGCGGGTTTTGACAGTGTTACTCCATTCCCGCCAGCAAATTGAAGGTTTCGGGCATCTCGAAATCCTCAAAGGTGAAGTCCATATCTTCATCCAAGTATTCCGCATCAGCGTCAAACTTGGTCAGAATGCCGCCATCAATGTTGCAATCCTTCAGGATCACGGTCTGACGGCCCACAGAAGAAGTGGGATCTTCATTGGTCACCTGAATGTCAAAATAGACATCCTCACCGGTGTCCTTATACCGCTTCATCATTTCACGGAAAATGCTGGTGTTGTAATGGAAAGTTGCGGAACCCGTACCAGTCCAGCCGGTGGCCTTGTTACCCTTGCCGGTCTTGCCCAAAATGGGAACTTCCGTCTTGTTCTTCTCAAAGTTGGCTTCAAGGTTGATAGCCTGCATGAAGTTGTAACGGTTTCCTTCAATGGTCACAAAGCATTCCGCCAAAGAAGCGGAAATGGCATCTTTGGCGTTCATCACAGTTGCCATAGTTCAAACCCTCCTTCCTTTACTGAACATAGACGGTCATGTAAAGCTGGGCCATAGCGTTGACCGGGGTAACATAGTCAGCCACCACCACGGCCTTCTTGGTGTCGCCTTGTGCAACCGTCACATTGTCCGGGCTGAAGTCCTCAATGGCCCGGATATTCTGAAGTTCCTGATGGTGCTTCACAATGTCATTCCAAAGGCTGATCCGCCCGGAAGCATCGTTGGGAACCTTGCCAATGTACTTGGTTCCAAACAGAACCGCAATATCATTGGCAATCTGATCCAGAACCCGGATGGTCTGATTGCTGGAAAAGTCGGAAGATTTTTCATCCGTAATGGAAGTGAAGGTGTTAATGTCCTCCAAAACCACCACATTATCATCCACCAAATGGAACATGAAGGAACCTTCCGTGATACCGGCTTCCAGTTCGCTTTGGGTGTAATCGGTATCAACAGCATATTCACCGTCATAATCCATATTGGTTGCAGACTTGTTCACAGCGGTTCCGGCCACTACACCGGTTGCCCAAGGAATCAGGGCGGGGTTTTCGGTATCACCCACAAGGCCGTTTTTCACGCTCACAACGCCTTCATAATCGGCCAAATTGCGGAAGCAAACCACCTGAAACTTCTTGCCCACATCGTCCCGCATACGCTTACAGAAGGAAGCAAACAGGGCGGTAATGGTGGGCTTGGTGGACAGGCAACCCATAGCGTTGAAGGTATAGGCTTCCATCTTATCCAGATAGGTTTGATAGGTGGCATCCTCAACCGTGCCATTGGCACCGCTGGTCAAGGGGGTGCTTGCCGTAAGGCCAAGGCTTGCCCCGGTGTTGAAGTCCACATAATCGTTGTTCTTCAGGTCAGACATTTGAGAAATGGCCTTTTGCTGATCCACCTGAAGGGTTCCAAGGAAAGTGGAAACATCATACAACAGGGCTTCCGGCTGACTGTTTTCATTGGCTTCAATGACGATCCGAAGATCATTGCCACGGGTGCCGGGATATTTGGCCGTTGCATAAGTGCAAGTGGCCTTGGTGCCAGACGCATTCAGGCGGAAGAAGTGAACCTTCTTGGCATGAAGGAAAATTTCACGCATGGGCTTCAGTTCATCCGCCGTGTACGCATAGCCGAAAATCTTTTGGGAATTCTTCTGGAAATCCCCAAGTTCAACGGTGATAACCTCACCTTCAGGCCCCCAATTCATTTCAAGGGGGATCGTTGCAATGCCACGATCAGAAAGGGTGGCGCTTGCGCTTGCAACGGAAATGAAGTTGATATATGCACCGGGCAGAATTTTGTTCTGCGTCAAAAAAGTGCCGCCGCCAAGGGCCATATCAATTCACCTTTCCTTTCTTGAAAAAATTCTGAAGCAAGCTGTCCACCTGCTCCATTGTGTATTCCTTGCCATCTTCCAGAAGGACGGACAGAAGATCACGCCGCTTGGCGTATCGCTGGAAGGTCAGGATGTTTCTTTTGGTGAAAACCGGAACCGGGGCGGAAACGGGTGGGGCCGCTTCCTGATCCGGGGTTTTCTTCTTTCGTGTGGTGGTAGCCATTTATTCCCCTCCAATCGTTCCAACCTCGGTTTCCAAGGTTTCCATATAGGTTTCTTCCGTGGGCCGGATCATGGGCAAGTTGTAGTTCACAAAGAAATGAAGAACATTGTCCACAACCTCATAGTTCACACTGGTTCCGTGAAGCTGATCCCCATTGGGAAGGGTAATGAAGTCCAAAACTTCAATCAGCTTTTCAGCAACCGTGAACATTTCCGCATTATTGCCGGGGGCGCTGGGGAAATACTGAATATCAAATGGGTTTCGCTTGATAAACCGCCGCCCAAGCATGGGGGTAACTTCCGGTTGCAAAACGGCAATCAAAAAACAGGGTTCTTCCAAACCCTGTTCCACATCATTCTGAAAGATTTCATATTCATCCCCAAAGGCGGCATTCAGCGCCATTGAAATTCCTTTGATAATTTCATTAAGCATCAAAACACCCCTTCAGGAACTTATACAACTTCTTTTCCAGAATTTTTGGGGCTTGCTGTTCCAACTCTTGTGTGGAAATGGTCAGCATATAACGCCCCTTCACCCAATTCTTCTTCAGCACCATTCCGCCTTCAGCGTCAGGATCATAAACAAAGCGGTCACTTTCCCAATAACCGGGGATGAACCGCCCCGGCTGTTGCCGGTGGCCGTATTCGACATAAGACGCATACTGAAGGTTATTCAGCACAACAACGGTGTAATGGGTTCCACGGTGGCCCACAGGCATTACCGCCCAAGCATCCCGCAAAGTCCCATATACAACCGGTGTCCGCTTCACAACCTTGTTCAGCAAACGCCCCGCCAAGTCTTGGGCGGCTTGGCGGCAAAACCTATCCAAATCAGCCCCCATCAGCTTTTCCAGCCGTTCATTCAACTGTTCCATTTGGCGGAAATCGCATCTTCCCCATTTAGCCATCAGGCATACCCCTTGAATGGAACAAGCGGAATTTCTTGATGGTTGGTGAATACCCCCGCTTCACCGCTCTTGGAATAGGTGAATGTTCTTTCAAGGTCATTGAACCGTGTCACCACGATTTTACAACCAGCGGGGATTTTCACATCAGGGGAAATGAACAGCTTCACAGCTTGGGAAACTGCGGCCACGGGATCACCCGTGCTTGAAGTTAAGGTTTCAAAAGACAGTTTACAGGGTTGATCCTGAAGAAGCGGCTTTTCTTCAAAATCAGTCAGCTTTGTGGTTGGATCGGTGACTTTCTCTTTCACAAAGATGGAACACCGATCCTTCCACAGCCGTTCAAGGGCTTTTCTGTGTGCGTTCACCAGACAAACCGCCTGAATCGGTAAAGTTCACGGGTTCGACCACTGATCAGATAAGAAATCAGGGCATCCAACCGCTGTTCAGGGGTTGAACTACCATCACCAATGGCAAAAACCGTGTTGGTATCGCCTTCCTGAATTTGCTTGATAGCCGCATCAAGATCAAACCCTTCCAACTGCCCGGAAACCTTCTTCATGTTCAGGTATTCGCCCACGGCCATATAAACGGCCACGCTTACCAACCCTTCAGGAAGTTCACTTTGGTTGGTTTCATTCTGAACCCTATACTGAACATTGCGGATCACAATATCAAGCAAGGGATCATCAGCGGCCCCCGTTACGCCAAGGGCCGTCAGCATAGCAACTACTTCTTCACGCAACGGGGATCACCACCTTTAAGAAACCGTGATTTCGTACCAACCCTTGGTTTGGGGGTTGTCGCCATCCGCCGGGGTGACTTTCACATAACCAACGCCAGACTTGGCATAGTAGGTGGTGTCCTCCTGCACAGTGGTGTCAGTGGTAGCGGTGGCGGAACCGGTGATCACCATAACCGCCTTGGTTTCATCGGTCATAGCGGCAAGATAATACTTGCGGGAATAGATGGTGTTCTGACGGGTGTTGCCGTCCCGCTCCTGTTCCACTTCAGTACCCTTCTTGTTGAACAGGGTCACAGCTTCCTTGGTGGCAATGGTGATCTTGCTGGTAGTAGCGTCCTTCTTGGTGTAAAGGTTGATACCGCCAACGGTGCCAACATAGCCGCTCCGGGCAAAGGCTTCCACATACTTCAGATCATCCTTCAGGGCCTTCCGAACCTTGCCCATGTCGCTGGGGTTGATGAAGCCGAAGATGGTCACGCCTTCCAGATTTTCAAGGTTCAGCATAGCGGCGGCATCCACAAAAGCATCAAAGCCAATGGCCGTGGTTACGATGGTCAGGGTGGCTTCATTGAAGGCGGCGTAAATATCGCCGTTCACGGTGTTGAACAGGTCAACACCAGCATGACGGGTGCCAGTGGTCACAACCATGGGATCGGTCATTTCTTCTTCATCGTAATACTGGAAGCGGTTCTGGGCCAGAAGAATCCGGTATTCCTTTTCGGTGTAACCAGCGGTGATGGTCTTGGTGTTGCCGTTGCCCATCGTCAGCTTTTCGGTGCCGTCAGTGGCCTTGTAGACATGAATCTTGCGAACCATGCCAGCGGTGCCGGTCAGGTTGTTGTCCACGGTGCAAAACTGCTGAAGATCAAGATGGGAATTGTACTGATCTTCAATTTCGTTGGACAAGAAAAAATTGTCGTAAACGGTGTTAGCCATAGTTATTCTCCTCCATACATAGCTTTGTATTCATCAGGGTGTTCTACTGCGTAGGTGTGCCGCTCCACAGGGTTCAACTTTCTGAATTTTTCAAGGGTCATTTCCCCCTGTCCAGCGGGATCACCCTTTTCAGCGGCCTTGGCTCCCTTAAACTTGGTGCCGGTGGCCGTGTCGAAAAGAAAAGCCGTGTCAGAACCCTTAACCAGCTTCCCAATTTCATCATCCAGCCCTTTCACCGTACCATCATCGGCCAGTTCCGCTTTCTCCAAGAAACCGGCCAACAGCGCCTTTACAGCGGTGTTATTCTTGGCCTTGGCGCTGGTAAGGGCCATTTCAACGGCATTGGAAATCTTCAGGGCCTTGATCTCGTTGGCATGATCCTTGTCCTTCTGCTTATTCGCTTCCTGAAGGGCGGTGATCTGCTTCTGAAGTTCCGTGTTGTCACCAGCGGATTTCTTCAGGCTGTCAATCTGCCCATCCCGTTCAGAAACTTGGGCTTTCAGGGTCTTGTTTTCCTCGTTCACTTCATTGAAGCGGGCCTTGGTCACAAAGGAACCGTTCAGCCCCTCCATAACCTTGTTGGCCTGTTCCTCGGTCAAGCCCCATTCCATCAGCTTTTCTTTCGTCATAGTGTGATACCTCCATAAAATCCTTTTTTACCGTGGGTCAGGAACCACGATTTCCCCCGGTTCTGTTTACCGCCCACCACCGGGGAAACGGCGAAAGGGTATGAAAAAACCACCCACCGGCCAAAGCCGGGGGTGGCTCATTCATCAATATAAACTTTTTTCGTCCAAATCGGGCGGGTGATAAGGGGTTCCCTTATCCAAGCATTCCTGAAGAATGGTTTTGATTTCCGCTTCCTCCATACCCATCAAAGCAAACAGGGGGAAGTTTTCATGGAAGCGTTCAACATATTGTTCAATCAGATCAAACATTCATATACCCCCTTAAAGTTGATTTGCAATGAATTCAATCATTTCTTGATACAAGGCATAGGATTTGGGAAGATATTTCTTGATGGTTGCAAGGCTTTCCGGGTTGGTCATGGTTGCAGAAGTCATTTCTGCAAATGCTTCTGTTCCAAGGCCATAGTCAATCCCTTTCCAAGTTCGTGTTGTCCAGTAAGAACCAGCACCGTGACCAATGCCACACACGATTTTTCCACGGGTTGCCCCTTCCAATATATCAGAAATATCACCGTACTGTAAAGGTGAAAGGGCGGTGATTTCTCTTTTTATGGCATTGAAAGCCAAGGATTTCAAGATTTTAGGCGGATTTTCGGTGTAATAGTCCGCCCAATTCTGATCAATCCAACCTTTATCAACCCAATATTGGAAATCTGTTTTATGGGCTTTCATATCAGACAAAATGGATTTTGCCCAATCGTCAACTTCTTCTTTAATGGTCTTGGGGAACAATCCATCTTTATAAGTGGAAGAAAGGTGCCATTGCCCGTTTGCACTTCCAAAGTGGGCCGTAAGGCCATCAATGGCATGGCCGCTTTCATGGAATGTAGTAGAATAAGGGGCGCTCCAAGATCGGCCTTTTGCGTCAATATCAATGTTCAGGTGAATGCTGTCCCCTTGGCAATATGCCCCGCCCCCATGCTTTGCATTCGCAACTTTGATCTTGCCTTCATACTTATCCCAAACGGTCTGAAGGTTGGGGTCTGGGCAATCATCAACCCGATCACGGATTTCATCATAGTGTTCTTTACCAAATTTTTTGCCAAACTCACCATCATAATCCCGAACCTGTGTCATAGCGCCCACGGTGGCAACCGTCAAACCGTCTTTCACGCCATCCACAAAAGCCTTCTTCCATTGGGTAAAGTTCATGTTGGCCGGGACATAGTACACTTCCCCATCAGCGGTGCGGGCGGCTCTTTCACCGTCCATATCGTTATAATGGGGGCAAGTGGTTCCCCGACAATTCGGGTGGAAGGGCGGAACCGTCACACCCGGTTCATATTGGGCCAGTGGAACAACCGTCCCATCAAGGGGTTGGCACACGGAACAGGTGCGGGAATCCAGCGTTTCCACAATTTCAATCTGATCCACTCCCAAATCCCTATACATTTGAACTTTGGAAACGGCGTTGAAATAGCTGGTTTCCGTATGTACCAGCCGCCTTGCCTTATAACGGGAAGTGCCAAACCGCTTTTGAATGGCCGTGATGATCTTGGCCGGTGGATCACCCCGCAACATTCCCTGAATCAGTTCCTTGTTTACGGTGTCCACCAAATCATCCTTGTTCACCCAACAGCGATCCCGGAAAGTGCGCCCGTCAGTTGTCCAAGGCTTTGAAAGTAAGGTTTCAAGTTTCTTTTGGTTCAGGGCGGTGAAATCCCATCCAAGGCCAATGCCTTTCTGAATTTCAAAAGCCCCACGGGTGTACCCATTGGAAACCACATCTTTCAGAAGATCGTCAATCCCATCCACCTGATTTCCATACAGAAGTTCAATCTGTTGCTGAATTTGCAGTTGAATGGTTTCAAGGCGGCTGATATGAAAACGGGTTGAAGCGTTTTCCAGCTTCTTGATCCAATCTTCAGAAAGGTTGGCCCTTTGTGCGGCCTTCACATACTGTTCAGCCGTCCACTTGAATTCTTCAAGCTGTCCAGTGGTCAGCATCTTCCGGGCTTCCGCCAAAGTCACCTTGTTATTGGTGGCAAACCGCTGATACCAGCTTTCAATATCCTTCTGAACAGACTGTTCAGCGCCCCGGTAAATATCTTCAAGGGTTTGAAGGTATTCATCCGCTTGTTTGTGGGCCGAATCTTCAAGAATGGCAAACCGGCCCCGCCAGTAATCAGCATTCTTCACGGGGTCACGCTCCCTTCTTGATATGGCTGGGGTAGTTGGGATCGAACCAACGCATCAGGGGGTCAAAGCCCCTTGCCTTACCGCTTGGCTATACCCCAATATGGCAAGAACAGAAGGAATCGAACCTTCATCTTCAGTTTTGGAGACTGCCGTTCTACCGTTGAACTATGTCCTTATATGGTGCCGGGTATGGGATTTGAACCCATACGCCAAAGGCGGCGGATTTTGAATCCGTTGTGTCTGCCAATTCCACCAACCCGGCATTTGTGCGCTTGCCGCTTAAATTGTCACATACTCCCACCGGCCGGGAAGTATTTCACTTCACTATGGGAATACAGTTTTCAGCGGCCATTGTCATTCTTTATGGGGAATTGCGCTACTCCCATATCAGCCGGTGGCGAACCGGCAACTGGTAGCGTGTACGGGGGTCGAACCCGTGTTCCCGGCTTGAAGGGCCGGTGTCTTAACCGCTTGACTAACACGCCATAAAAAGTGCCGGGGAAGGGAATTGCACCCTTGACCGGGTAAGGAGGTGAACCCCGGCCCCGCCCCATTATTGCCCCGGCATAGGTAAGGCGGGGATCATTCGTCCCCGCCTTCATCACCTTCAGGATCGTTCTGTTGCACATTGCCAAAAGCCCCGGCGTATTCCTGCGCTTGGGCCATTGCTTCTTCCTTCTCTTTCTGAAGCCGTTCCAACTCCAAATCCACATCAGTTGTCCAAGGGTGCTGGGCCACAATGGTTTCATTGGACAGAATACCAACAGACTTGGAACAGTTGTCAATAGCTTCACTTTCATTGATCAGCATATCCCGGTTGAAAACAATGGTGACTTCCTCACCGTCATAATCCCCCCGGCCAGTGTTGGCAAAGTCCTGATTGATGAACCAGATCAGATCATCAAAGGCCGCTTGGAACTCTGTTTCCATTCCGTTTGCGTCAAGGTCAATATCCGAATACATAGATTGGATATTCATTTGGTTGGGGTTGTTGCCCATCCGATCATCCTTGGCGTTGTACCCACGGGCATTTTCAATTAGCTTGTCTTTGAACAGCTTCAGAATAGAATTGAAATTTTCAGCATTGATTTCCACCGTCAGGGTGTCAACCCCGCCATCGTCCCGAACCTTAACGGCTCCATAGGTGGCAAGATTGCGGCGGAACTCCCCAAGATTTTCACCGTCATAGTTCTTCAGAATCAAGATGGTGTTCCGGGCATCTTCCTGCATATTGTTTTCAAAGTCAGAAAGCATGGTGTTGATCCCATCCTGAAGGGTTTTCACCCGGCGAATCAGGGGAATTTCCTGCTTGTTGTACTTGAAGGGGATCAGGGGAATCCGATCCCAATTCAATTCAACAGTTTCTTCACCATTTTCAACGCTGAAGTAGTTTTCATGTTCACCCAAAAGAGTATCAGGGGTTAAACCAGCGGGATCAGAATAGACATAGCGCCAAATTCCGTCATGCTTGAAGATTTCCACCCGCTCCACAATTTCTTTGGTGTAGCCGTTATATACCTCTTGGGGATAAAGCCGAACCGCACAATCAAGAATGGTGTGATCATCGTCAGCCCAAAACGGAAGAATTTCATGGGCGGGGAAATGTTTGAAGGCAAGTTTGCCATCATCCCCATAGTAAGGGAACAACCAGCCAATCCCGCCTTTCAAAGCATCTTCACACACATACTTCAGAAGGCGGTTAAACCGCTTATCAAAAACTTTGGTCAGCAGATCAGCATAGGTCTTATTCTTGCAAGTCACGCTGAAGGGCTTACCCACAAGATAGTTGGTTTTCTGATCTACCATCAAAGCATATTGATTGTCCACCAGCCTGTTATTGGGAAGATTTTGCACCACCTGAAGTTTTCCATCTTCTCCAATAATGGTGCGCTGACGGCGAAGAATATCGTGATCCCCTTCATAGTAGGCATCACCCACAAGCTGTTCTTTCCGTTTCTTGCTGTCCTTCCATTCCTTGATTTCGGCGGCAAAAAACTGAAGTTCAGTCATGCCAGCATATCCACCCATCACAATCAGGCGATTGATCCGGGCCATTTCAGTTTCAATAAGCATGGGCATATTCAATCACCTTCCTTTCGTGGGGGGGGGCTTGAAATCCAATCGGGCGTTGTCTGGTTTTCTCCAATGTCAGGGTTTGGTTTGAAAGCTCCACTTCAATCTTCAAAGATTGGTAAGGAAGCCGTTCCGCCCATTGTTCAATCTTGTTCAGAATGTATTGCTGTTCAAACATTGGGCCGCTCCCTTCATTGCTCAATAAACACAGAACCCCGGAAACACTTGATTTCCGGGGCCTGTTGTTACTACCTTGTTACTCAAAGCTAAAGGCAGAACCAACCAGCATATCTTCAAGGGCATAACGCATAGCGTCCATCAGGTGGTTAAAATCATCAATGGGAATGTTGATCTTGGTTCCAAACTTATCTTCATCCCAAGTGTAGTTTGAAATTTCAGTGATGAAGTTCACACACCGGGGATGAATGATGATGGTATAGCCTTGAATGTACTGAATGCCATTGTTCACGCTGTCCTTGCCCTTCCGGGCGGCTCTGATACGATGAAGGCCAGCTTCCCGCAATTCGTCAATGCTCTTTGGTTCGGCGCAATCGGCCTTGATCCGTTCCTTGGCATAGCCCATAGCCGTTACCCGGTCACAAATGGCCCGGTTGGTCAGGGCTTTTTCATACAGTTCATCAAATACCCAAATGGTCTTTTCTTCCTTGCTGACAAGCCCACAGAAAAGCGCCGTTGGGTCATTGGTATAACCAAAGTCAAGGCCAAAAGCGGATTTCACACCGGCCTTGGCGCTTACTTCCTTCACATTGAAGGCTTCTTCCCGCCAGTTCTCAAAGATCAGGCCATCTACAATGCCCCAACCACCAAGGCCAGCCACTTTATAGCGCCGGGGGTTGGTTTCCTTCATAGTCTGGAAAACCTTCAGATCAGCTTCATCCAGCCATTCATTACACAGGTAATTGGTGGTGGTTGCGAAAATCTGACCATCAGGGGAAATCCAGCTATCATGGAATTTGTAAACGGGGTTCCCTTGGGCATCCTTGCCGGTGATTTCTCCAAAGAACCGTTTCCTGATCCAATGCTTTTCATTCCACGGGTTGAAAGTCAAAGTGATTTGCTTGAACAGGCCGGTTTCTTCCGGGATAGCACCACGGATGGATTCATCAAGCATATTGAAATCATCTTCATTCATGATTTCATAGGCTTCTTCAATCCAGCACCAGCACAAATAGCCAATTTCAACCGTGATGGAAGTAACCTTCAGGGGATCATCAAGGCCCCTGAAGTAAATCTTCTGACCGGTTGGAATATAGGTCATTTCAAGGGGGCTTTCTTTGACTTCCCAATAAGACTGAACCCCAAGCCGGTTGATTGCCCACTTCAATTCCGTGAAACAGCTATCCTTCAAGGTTCTGAACACTTTACGAACCACAAGGGTATTGGCTTCCGGGTATTGCATCATCCGTTTGATGATGTTCAGGGCCGTGGTTTTGGATTTCTTACTTGCTCGGCTCCCTTTGCAAACCCGGTAACGGCCTTTGAAGTTCCAATAAGTGGCGTAGCCTTTGCCCACCACTTCAGGAAGGCGGATCACCTTTGCTTTGGGGTTAATCTTCAAGTTGATCATCCCCCATGATAACCACAGGAAGGTTCCCTTCCATTTTCAGCTTGTCAGTAAACATCCCAAGATGTTTTCCCAACAATTCAAGGGCCTTCAGCTTGTCATAAGTTTTCACTTCTCGTTCAGTGATATTTCCGCCTTCACCGGGAATCACTTTCACCTTAACAGAAGCAATACAAGCGGTATCGTCCCGGTTGGCTTCACCCTTGATGGTGGCTTCATCCATATCAATCACATCAACCGGGTTCAGAAAAGCCATTTTTGCAATTTCCTGAATCACTCGATCCTGATTGATACCGGTTCGGCGGCTCCGATCAGCTATGGCCTTATCAATGGCATTTTTAATCACAGGTTTTGACAGGTTTTCAGAACCCATCTGTTGTGCGGTGTCGGGTGAATACCCGGCCCGAATTGCCGCTTGTGTTGCGTTCAAATCAATCAGGTATTCTTCAACAAATAGCTTTTGCTTTTTGGTCAAGGTATTCACCCCTTTCCTGAAAAAGTGAAATGCACCCCTTTTAGGGGTGCATTTTAACAATACTATTATATCATGTCTGATACTCTCTTTTGCTATCATCTTTCAGAATATCGGGGTTTTTTTCTGCAAAATCAAGCAAAGCGGCCCCGTGAATACGGTAAACTTGTGCGATTGAAAAGTTAAGGTCAACAGCAATCTTTTCCCATTTTTCCCCGTTTACATACCGGGCAATCAAAATATTCTGCTGGTCTTTGTCTGAAACATTGCCGATCCGATTGAAGGCATCCTTTTTCATATCAACAAGTTCATCAATCCGGGCATTTATATCATCTTCAAGGGCAATGATCTTCACAACCGTTTCACCTAAAGTATCTTTTGCGCCGGAAGTCTGTACCTTGTCGGGCTTCAGCTCATAGTTTTGGCTGGTCAAGCTGGAACGCAAGGTGTTCACTGTATCTGTCAACCGCTGGATCAAACGATCAGTTTTCTGAATTTGGGAAAAGTAATCTTTGACCTTTTGGCAAAGTTCTTTTTCAGTCACTATGTATCACACATCCTTTCACGCATCTGTTCTGGTGAAAATCCCTGTAATGTCAATAGGTTGGAACAGATAGAACAGATGGAACACATCTTTGGACAGTTCTCTTATAATATTTCTTATATAT